AATGGAGACACAAGAAGAACAGCAACGTCAACCATCGCGTACGACTACAGGCGCACTAAGGCCGCAGCGAAAAGCGTATTCGTTAGGAATGCCAACAACTTTTTCAGATAGTAAAAGAGACTACCATGACTTCTAAAGCTAAAAATCAGTATCAAAAGCCAACAGGAAAGCAACGCCAATTTGCAAAACTTATCGCAAAGGGAATGCCGCAAGCAGATGCATATGCACAGGTATATGACGTGAAGCCTGATACTCCAAGGAAGTCAATCGTTGAGATGGCATCTCGTAACGCAGCAAAAGTCAAGGTTGCGTCAATTGTTGAGGAAATTAAACGTCCTGGTATACGTATTCTTGAGAGAGCAGAGGAAATAGCCGCACAAAAATTAGCTGAACTTGTCACCGCAGAAGAGGAGATTGTTTCAACTGATGGATCAGTGATTGGGAAGAAGCGAAACGTTGAAATGAATCGTCGTGCTGCCAATGACGTACTTGAGAAACTTGGATACAATGGCAGCGAGCAGAAATCTGTTACAAATAATAATATCATCATCGTTCCACGCGAAGATGTTGAGGAGGCGTTGAGAAGACTCGCGCGTTCGAATGATTAACATAGCGTTAGGTTGTGAATAAGTTTACTTGACGTGAACATAGCGGCATGTTATCATAATGGCATAACAAGTCATTACATCCCTATGACCATTGTAACAGCAATCAAAACAAACGCCGTCGGTACACAAAATCTGCAATACCTCACAGCAGTTTGTCGCTTATGCGGAATTCAGAAAATCAATCGTCGCTGGAATCTGACAGAAGAAGACGTGCAGATACTCAAAAAATTCTTTACAAAAAAATAATATGGGCACATGCATAGAGCTAAATATAGAAGAATTAGTTAAAAATTTTTCTGAGCTAAAAAAATTACTAGAGGATGAGGCTCAAAAATAAATATGCTTGTAAAATTTCGTGCTTTACGTAAAGAAGATAAAAAAATGTTTTTCGATGTGCAAAACACATACGACTACGGAGCTTATGGATTGCCATTGCCGTTCAATCATTTTGGCGAGTTGTTAAAAAGCAAAGACTACATAGTGATGCAGTTTACTGGAATACTTGATTTTGAAAATAAAGAAATTTATATTGGAGATATTGTTGAATACTTTGTTGACTGGGACAAGCGTATAGAGCGTATGGTTGTTGAATTCAGAAAAGGTTGTTTTATGGCAAATGGATTTTATTTACACAGATATGCTGGTTTAAAAAATTCTCCTTTAAAAATTATTGGTCATATATATGAAAAATAAAGCAGCACAAAAGTTAGGCGCCTTGGGTGGAAAAGCCCGGGCGCTTAAGCTTACGAAGGAACAGCGTAGCGAGATTGCGCGCAAGGCAGGCATTGCAAGTGGTAAGAAGCGATCGGCTACAAAATCTATATGAAACCCTACCGCGTCAAGATCACATTTTACAATATTAACAGAGGGCGATACATCAGTGTTGAGTTTGATAATATCGGAGCCGCTCGTACATTCGTGAGTAACGCACCGGTCACATGTAAAAACTTCACACTGACCGACGCTGACACAGGGGATTTTGTTGAGACGCATCGGTTTGATGAATTACCATTGAACGTGCCAGCGCAGCCAGTCACGAAAGATGTCACGGAGAGTGAACCTATTGGTGACATTTTTGATTGGTTGAAGGATGTGCAAAAGCCAGTTGCCGAAACTGTACAGCCTACGCCTGATAGTGATACACTATCGCCTACAATTGACATGTGCAGTGATGCGCAACGTCGCGCATTGTTTGGTGTTATTATAACTGAGTACGCACATCAAAAGAAGATGAGCGTGATTGACGCACAAGTATGGTTAAAAGACTCGTTGATCAAGCGTGGCATGATTAAGAAGTCACGCACTGAGTTGAGCAAGGCAGACGCAACAACCGTGATCGACGCAATGTGTAAACACCTCAAGATGGAGATTGGCATCCCGGTACCTGATGACTCCGCATGGCAACAAGATCAAGTAACCATACAACCATGATCGTAATCAAAACGCATCGCTACAAGAACGAGTACATTGATCGCCGCTTTATGATCTATCTATTCGTGTCGATCGGCGAACACTATCGACGATACGCATGGTACTTCGGCAAGTGGTTCATTAACTTCCAGAATTACAGCATGTTCGGTAAGGACTATGATCCTAAAGGGCATAGCGAAGCTGAGTGTCGCAACGACCATCCGATACTGCGCAAGACGCCAGTCGGATTCGAAGGGTTCCATCATGAAGACTATAACCAATAATACTAAGCGTATGAAGAAAACAAAAGAAGTGAAAGGAGACATCGAGGGTAACGTCGGTGGAGTAGACCAGCTCGTTGATTGCAGTAAACATGGCGATCGTGTCGCTGGATTGCTACTCGCACTCGATGGGCAATTGATTGGCAAGTATTGTTTCCATTGTTACAATCGTTTATTGAGTAAGAAGCTAAAGAATTACGTTTAATTGTATGGAAGTACTCGAATCATTTATGTCCATTGCCATAATGAAAGAGGCGTTGCATGAACTCAACCGCATGTTGTTTATGCAGACAATCAACAGCGAGATTGTTGAGTCACAGCTCACAAAGATGCGACTCGTGCCAGCGATGGACAACGAACAGAACAGGCAGTACCTTACTCAAGCGAAAATACAGTTGGACGCAACACTTAAAGATCTTGAGGCAAAACGCGATCTCGTTTGTGAAAAGTTAGTCGCAGCAATGGAAGAAGAAAACGAGTCGCTAAAAGCAGACTAGTATGCGACACAAAGAAGCAAAGGAGTTTGTTTCAGAGTTGAACACGAAACGCTTTTGGTGCGGAGGAATGAACGAATGGTATATCGTGAGTCCAGCACATCAGAAACGTATTCCACCTAGTCGCCGTAACTGGGACGTCACGATCATCAAAGATCACGCACAAGAGAAGCACTGGATATTTACCATCATTCGTTGGCGTGTTCATATCTGCCGAAAGTTTTATAAAATCCATGTTACACGTATAGACCAAGAGCATGACACTGAGTCAACAAGCGGCGCTACTTCTTGAGAACGGAAAGTACAACGAACTACGATCATGGTTCACGTACTACGATTCACTTGAAGAATACGCAAGCAAAATAATCATTTGGTGTCACATATTTTTAGGTGATTACTTTCGTGATGTGTCCCCTAAATTCCACCGCGAACTGGTGGAGTTTTTGCTTACAGAGAAGAATGAGTATGTGGCGGCCCCTCGAGGCTTTGCAAAAACCACAGTGATACAAGGGTTCATCATGTTTTGTGTATCGTACAAGTTGAAAAACTTTATCGTCGTTCTTGAAAAGACAAGCACAGAGTCAGACGAAATGTTGCAAGCAATAGGCGACAACTTTCGACACAATGACTTGCTGATTAAGTTTTACGGCGAGCTGATGAAGCGTGATGCTAAGGGTACATTCGATAAGAAGAACAAAGACGCAGAGAACGACTTGCTTATCAATGGCGTACGTCTACGCGGTAAGGGGTTTAATACTCCTATCCGCGGCTTAAAGTCTAAGCAATACCGTCCGGACCTTATCATCGCAGACGACGTTGAGGAAGATGACCACATTCGATCTGATGAGCAGCGTCAGAAGTATTACGACAACTTAACTAGTGGCGTCATGCCTGCTCTTGATATCGGAGACGCAGGGCAAAAGGGTGGTGTGCTCAAGATGTTTGGTACCATTCTCCACTATGATAGTTTGTTGAACAATCAGATTACGCTACATCAGGGCAAGATCTATGAAGCGTACGACCTAAACGCTAGCCCGGAAGAACGTGACGCGACATTATTATGGTCAGCACGTTGGACGTTTGAACGTCTTGAACGCAAACGCATCGAAATGATGCAGGAAGGCAAAGGCAGCTCGTCATACTATCAGGAGTATCACAACAGACCGGTCAATGATGAGACTCGTACGTTCAAATATGAGTGGTTGCAAAAGACCTATACACCATCAGCAATTGAAGGACTAAAGACCAAACGATTCGTTATGCTTGATATCGCGGACACTATATCTGACACATCAGACTATACTGGTGAAGTGAGCATCGATGTCGCATCAACAAACGAGTGGTATATCCATCGCGCACGAAGGCATCGAAAGGGAATACTTGGCATCATTAAGTTGATCTTTGATATTTGGGAATTCGACAAGCCTGAGATGATTGGTATTGAAAAGAAAGCGTTCGAGAATCAGATACGCCCATTGTTATTGGTAGAGTCAAAGAAACGCAATCTCTATCCACTCGTGATCCAACTCAAGGATGGGGGGACACAAAAGGAGCAGCGCATCAAAGGTGCGCTCGAGGGACGTTTTGAGTATGGCATGATTCATTTTCTTGAAGGCGCTAGTGATGATCAAGGATTGTTGAAGTCTGAGTTGGTAGACTTTCCGTCTGCAAAGCACGATGATCTTTCCGATGCTCTCGCGTATGGTGAGCAGTTTGCTTATGAACCTTTTGACAGTAAAAAAGAAAAACGCGTTGAACAGCCTGACATGGACGACTCGTTCAAGGACGCTATTGAAGGTCACGCAGAGGAACCACAGTCTTGGCTTGATTATTGAACACAAGTGTACTACACTTAATATCGTTGATGTGGTTTTCTGTATTCTCCATTATCAACTATCGTACGTGTTAGCTCGTCAGTAAACTAACTGGGAACGGTTTTTTCAATCAGATACCCCTGATTGGCTTGAAGCGTTAATGTATAATAATAAGCCCTAGATCATGGGGCTTATTATTTTTGTGGATAACTTTCTTGCGCATTTTTCTATTCCCTATATACTATAGGCATAAGAAGTATTCACAAACAACCAATATGAAAAAACAATCAGCAAAACATTGGTACGATATTCTACGCGTACGCAGTTGTGTGTGCATCGACGAGACGAAACGCCTTGATCGTGAGATTAAGATGCTCAAAAAAGAATTTAAGAGTTTGAAAAGTCAAGTCGGATTGTTGCGATAGTCAAAGTATTGTTTGTTTACATATAGGGCGGTGGACAGTAGACTCTATGTCTCATTGACAAACCAAACGCAAGACTGATTCCGTCTTGCTCCTATATGCGAGTAAACAACGGAGGACTCATGATGCAGCTCGATCTATTGATCGTACGATTCTATAACACGCACCCAATCATTGAGATTGCTCTCAAGCTTTCTGTTATTGCTTTCAGCATCTATATGGCCTACAAGGTGAACCAACATGCAGAATCCGATCGTCAAGATTGAGTGCAAGTACTGCAAGGAACAGACTGGCCTGCATATCGAGCATGGCGTTATCAAGATCGGTGGTGTCTATCTCATCATCTCTTGTGAGCTTTGCTCTATGCCTATGCTGCTCCAACTTGCCGACAAAGATGGAAACCTCAAGCCGCAAGGCTACATTCTCTGACCTCGTTTTACTCAACGAGGTTCTTTTTTGTTTTTATAGTTTGTATACATTGACTGAGTAGATGTATACGAAACTCTTTGTTTGTTTGTAGTTTTTTAAAGACTAGTCTATACTTTCTATCAAACATCCCTGGGACTAACTTTTTTTATTTTGGTTATGGTCGATAGCTCGTATATCGAAGGCACTACTCAGGAACAGCGCGTGATGACTGGGATTGAGGATGATGCAGCAAAGCTCAAGAAGCTTGACCGTTGGTGGGACGAGTCTGAACCACTGAACAAGCAACGTTTAAAGTGGTGTAAGGATAACTTCCGCGATTACAAGATGAATCCGGAAGCAGACAAACGTGCCAAGTGGCGATCGAACACTATGCACAACAAGCAGTTTGAGAATATCGAGACGATTATTCCAAACATGACAGAGAAGATCCCGGAACCTACTGCCGCAATACCAGGGAATACGGATCAAGAATACCAGTATGCCCGTATTATCGAGAAAGCTTTGCTCGCATGGCATCGCAGAGATCAGATGCAGGCCAAGTCAGAGTCTATCATTCGTCACATGGAGTTATACCGTGACGCTTTTGTCATGCCTGGATTTGATGAAACACTCAGCAAACTAGGTGAGATCACCGCAACAGTACTGCACCCGGAGAACATTCGCATTGATCCTAACTGGACCTATTTCAGCAAGGGTGATTATTTCTTTGTACACTTTCAACGCTCTTTGAGTTGGATGACAGAACATTATCCACAGCATAAGGAAAAACTTGTCGAACAGATTGGCGTTGATGAGGTCATGAATCCTCTTGATGATACTGGTGATGGGGAAACACCGCAGAATGGCGCAAACCTTTTTGATGTGAAGCAAGCGTGGTACTGGCGCATGACGAATGGTGAGATGCGTATTTGGCGCACAACATTCGTAAAGAAGCTCATTTTAGAAGATGAGATCAATCCATTCTGGGACGCTGACGGTCATCTTGATCCTATGGTTGAGCAACAGATGAATGGCGAGATCATGAAGGCGTCGGAAGCTGCTATCCTCGCTGGGCAGCCATTGACTGAAGAAGATATCGCGCAGATCAAGGCTCCATATGAAGAACAGAGAAAGTACATGAACTTTCTTGAGAAGGAGACATTGCCATTGATTCAATACCCGACGTATTTTGAAAGTAATCAAACCTATTCGATTACATCCAAGATCGAGCAGACGCGCTACTTGCAACAGTCACTTAACAAGACCGAGCAACAGATCGATGAGAACAAAAACAAGATGGCTAACGGTCAATGGATTGTTGATCGTGATGCTGGTGTTGACGTGAAGAAGTTGACTAACGCACCTGGCTTGGTCGTTGAAAAGAACAAAGGAACAGAGGTTCGCCGTGAACCTGGAGTTCCATTGCCAAGCTACGTGATGGAATACAAGCGCGATGTTGAGAACTCTATTGATAATATTTGGGGTGCCAATAACATTATCAAGGGTCAGAACCCTGGCAACAATGTTCCTGCTCGTACAAGTATTTTACTTGAACGCAATGAGAAAGGCCGTCTCGCATTGATGAGCCGTCACTTTGAAATGGGCATGGAGGAATTGTACAAGTGGGTCACTCACTTAATGAAGTTGCTCTACGATGAAGAACGCCAATTTGGTGTTGAGGATAACCAAGGGAATATCCAAGCATTTGAGGCTATAAAAAATGATCGTATCCCGGACAATCTCCAAGTCTATTTGAAGGTCGGAGCGTCTCAGCCTCGAGATCTTGAAGTACTCAAGGCCGATATGAAAGACCTATTCATGCA